CCACTAACAGGTCCATTAGCTTCATATCCCATATTAGCACCATTACGGGCTCTCTCATCTGAAATATTATCTTTGTACCATTCCGCACGATTTTCTTTTAACCATTGATGCCAAGGGTCATAATACTTATCATCCGGCTTAATACTAATCTTACCAGCGGATTCACCTAATGTTTTGAAAAGTGGAATACCATTGTATTGGGAATGAATTCCGTATAGTGAAGTTGTACCTACTGCTATAAGTACATTATCATATTTCTTTTTCCAATACTCTCTTACCTCAGGCACCGTAGTCATCATAGCGATTAACTTACCACCTAAAAAGTTGTAACCTAAAGGCTGAGTACATACGATTGTAGAAGCAATAGTTGTATTGTTTAATTTACCTTTTACAAACTTATCATCTTTAGTCCAACCAATGTAGTTATCTCTTACACCTAATGCGGTTACATCTGATGCTAAAGATATTTGCCCCAATAGTTTTCCACTTACTCTATCCCTTACATTAATCTTAACATTACGGCCAGGGTTAGCGGTAAAATCCATAGTATGAATCATTCTACGAATTTGTGACCACTTAGTAGCTTCTTTGGGGTCTTCAACGATTTCAACGTAAGGGTCTAACGCTTCAATTTCTTTTATCGTTAGCTCCTTATCGTTGATATTAGTTGGCCTCCATTGAGAATCATAATAAGATGCTATTTGGGATTTAGCCTGAATCATTGTAGGGTCTTGCAACTCTACCCACTTTTTATATAAAGTTTGCTCCTGTACAGACATCGTCATTAGATAGTCCATATTTTCTTTTAACTTTGTTTTTTCAGTATCAAAGTCAAAGACCGGTTTTTGTGGTTCAGTATCCCAAAAGCTCATAGTGATTATTTAATTTCTACTAAGTAATAGTTTGAAGTGTAGTCTCCATCGGTAAAGGAAGCATGTGCTAAACCTTTAGATGAAATTTTTAGTGAAGATGATTTAGAACCTTTGTTAGCAGTTAAGATTGCTTTCAAATACTTTGCAGAGAATGCAATTGGTTCAATATCTTCTTTTGCTGAAGTTTCTACAGCGATTGAAATTCTGTTTGAGTTGATTGAAGAATAACCCAAAATGATTTCTGCTTTTTTATCTTTTACAGTGAAAGTAAAAGTATCTGCATCAGCTAATGCACCTTTAGAACGAATGAACTTATTAATAAAATCATCATTCAAAGTTACTTCCGCATCAAATGGTGGAAGTGCTTTCAAATCAGGTACTGCTGGAATAACAGATGGTGCTGCTAACATATATTGTACCTTAGTTCCTTTATCAGAGAACTTAACTGCTCCAGTTGTTTCTTCAACTGAAATTGCTTCATCTAATACACTCAATAATCCTTTTAGTTGAGATGTAGTGTAGATTCCAAATTCACCATTAGGAAAATCCTTTTCAGCTACAGTAACATCACCTAATAAAGTTTTGTCATCTGAAATCATTCTTACTGAAAGATTCTTACCATCGGCTTTTACCATAACGGATTCAATCTCACCACCAAGGTTATAACGATTGATAAAACCATCAAATTTACTTTTGTTCATAATATACTTTTTAAAGTTTAAAGTTTAGAAATACAAATATACGAAAAATTATTCAATCCACCAAATTAAAATGAAAAGAATTTTTCAGCCGTTTTAGCTGCGGATAATACCTCACCCCATCCCAATGCTCCATAGAAATCCTCTAACTTCTTCAGTAACTCTCTTTCAAAAATCTTATCTACATCAACATAGTTTGTCACTAATTCCATAATTTCAGGTGCATCATTATACCCCTTAAATGCCAAGCCATCCAATCCATATGGGTTTTGCTTTAGATATACCCACTTTACTTTATCACCATCTCTCATTGGTTCGTATTTAGAAGGACATTTAAAGTGTACTAATAATTGATTATGTGCAATTGCTGCCTTAACGTGCGCCGGAGTTGCTGATGCGAATTGGAACATTGCCGTTGGTTTCTTAGGCATGTACTTTGATAATTCTTTTACTGCTGAGTTCTTTGCAATAGAAGTTACATCCATCGCTGCTAATGCTTTCTTAAAAGCCTGAATCTTATCGGTTAGAATTTCTTCACCATCACCTTTTAGAATTTGAATAAGAACCTCACTCATAAATTTACGGAACTCAGCCGGATATGATGAACGAACAACATCTAATCCTTTCACATCCAATCTATCCATAGGAATACCATTCTCAGCCACAATCCATTGAGCGTATCTTTTCTTAGCAATCCATATACCACTACGGGATACAAACTCTTTCTTAATTTGGAAACGATGTTTTTCTTTTGCTACATTGAATATCTTCTCAGCCAACACATCATAAAACTTATTAAGGAAGTCTTGCGTTTCACCAGCTATACCATCCACTAATAGGGCAATCTCAGAATCCTCTTTTGTTTTCCAATCAGGAAATCTATAATCTAAAATAGGCACTGCTGAAAAGAATACGGAATCAGTATCAATATAGATATTATAATCACCATCTTTAGTTCCTAACTCTTTGTTGTATTTAATGTTAGCCATATCCGCAGTTGATTTAATTACGGTCTGACCTGTTAGTGTTACTGCCTCAGCGTTATCCACATCATAGAAACGGAATGCGGGCAAACCCAACACACCATAAAGTGAGTTAAGAAGAATCTTTTGTACAAGCTGTCTTTTCTTATAGAATGCGTACTTATCTTTGTCACCAGCCTCACCATACTTCTTTTCCAACTTACGGAACTCCACACGCTGATTGAACCATAAATCCAAAATATCAGGTATACAACCAGGCTTATCATTCTTATATAATACACCATTTGATGCTACCGAACATTTAGCTTCTTCAAATAGTTTCTTTAGGTTTTCTTTTGTGATTTGTCTATCACCAATTGTGTACATATCAACCTCACCCTTCATAAACTTTTGGGCATCCCAATCGTTAATCTTACCAATCTTAGTTTCGGGACTGATGTTTACAGTCATAATGATTGATGGGTATAGTGATGTTAAGTCCAAGTCATAAATCCATTCGTACTTACCAACGATAGGTGCTTTAACATATGCACCAATAAACTTCTCTTCGTGATTCTCTCTAATAGCTTCCATACGTTCTTGTCTATCCGCAGGTTTGTTAGGTGCTACAATATTCTTACGTTTAAGGTAAGTTAGAAGTGCCCCTTCCAAATACTTTGATGAATAAACGAAATCTTCATACGGAACGTGACCGGCATGACATATACCTCTACAAAGGTCAATGAATTGTAATTTCCTATCTAATGAAACTACCAGGTCAACATCAATCAAGTTATACTCAATAAACTTTTCAATATCATCTTTGAATAATTGGTCCAAATTACCTTTATATTCAACCTTACCTCTACCCAATTCTTTCATAGCGATACTATCCAATCGGTAATTATCCAATTCTGAGTATGTGTACGTTCTATAAAGTTGTAGGTAGTCCAAATAAGATACTCCAGCCATAAAGAACCTTTTACGATATGGTGACCAAAAACACTCACCTATTGGTGATAATCTATTAGCGTGCTTAGCACCCAATAATCTTTTAATACGATTGTATAAGTACGGAGTATCGAAGTAATCAATGTTCCAACCAGTTACGATTGTTGGATTAATCATTTCGTATAGTTCCAAATATTTTAGAATCATATCTCTCTCATCTCTAAATGGAATTACACTTCGATTGCCGGTATTACTTTCTTTCATCTTACCAGCCTTATCCATAATCAATACCCAAAAATGGTCAGTAGCAGAATCATGCAAACCAATAGCGGTTAATTCATTCTCTGCCTTTTCCATATCAGGCAGACCACTTTCCATCTCAACCTCAATATCGTATGTGAGCGTAACATGCCCTTCCGATGGTATATCGGAATCCGTATAGGTATCAACTAATACACGTGTTGTTTCGGGCACATCTGATTCAAATAATTCGGGATCATCTTTTTTAAATTTCCATATCTTAGTAAGCCTATCACCATAAAGAGAAACATATTCACCTCTATCAGCTTTTTCATAAGCATATCTACTATAAGGAAAGGTTCTATAACCTAACTTATCATCCCAAATGTGGACTAAATTCTTCTCCCTCTGATAATAACAATTTTGGTACATTAATCAAATGATTTTCTTGCGATATTCACAAAGTTATTTTCTATATCCCAACTTTTCAATTGGTTCTCCCACAATAAAGATTGTGCAATTTGAGTTACATCCGGTCTTTCTATTTCACCATCTAATAACTTAACCACCATCTCTTTAAATTCTTTTTTACCATTGTAAAGAAGTGGGTAGTCTTTACCAACCATTTCAGGGTAACATAACCCATTTGGTAATAAATATGGTACACCCAAACTTAGACCGTCAGTTGTACTCATACTCCATGCAGAATATGTTTGGAAACACCCAACTCCAAAGTGTGCCTCAGCCAACTGATTCATATACACACTTCTATCAGCATGTCCTATGTATTTAGTATATGGTTTATTCAATTGTTTTAGAGATGTCCATACTTCAAAATCTTGTCTTTCTTTCCATAGTTCATCCATAGTTTCAAAGAACCATTCTGAACCTGTATAGATACCTTCTCTATGATTGAATACAATTGTCTTAGGTTTGAATCCTTTAGATGGGGTTGCTGTATCACATCCCAAATACCAAGGTTGTATAATCTTATCCAGCTTTTCAATAATGTGTGGTTGGAAATCAGCGGATGCTCTTTGTAATACTAAATCTTTAACCCATTGTGAGTTCACACCACACACTTTCATTTGAAGCATACCTTTTATGTTTCTCCAAAATGAATTATCATCTCTAGCACCATTATCTTTTATTTCCCACCAATGGCAATAACCAATGATAGGTTGTGTTTTATTATAGATACGGCTGATTTTAAACTCATTAGTCCATTCAGGCAAATGTGACCAAATTAAATTGAATTCACCTTTATATTTTTCAATAAGTCTATCAAAGAATTTATGCGGATAATCCACTCTCATCTTTGGTGGAAAGCAATCTAATCCATCCATTTTCACTAACGTTACATTTGGATATTCAAATTGATTGATAATACCAGGATGGTTATTTAGGTCTGGGTAAGGTAGTATCCACTGCCACTCCTTACCGATTTGTGTGTTGTCCAGAAAAGATTTGAACACCAATAGGAATGAATCTCTATTGATGTCCTTCTCTTGTCCGAAGTTTGTATAATTCGGAATTACTAATACTTTCATTTTACAAATATACGAAATTTTATTGATACGGCAAAATAAATGGGGAGAAATACTCCCCATAAATTTTACTTCTTACAAAGGTACTCAATACCCTCAGCTACTATGGTATCACACAACCTAATGAAGTCAGTAACACGTCTTTTTTCACTATCAGTCAAAACGTTCTTTTGAATATCAAGCATTTTGCTGTTTCTGTTTGCTAATGATTCCCAATAATCCGATGGTTTTGTGAACATATCATTAAGGTTAGCGTATTTCCATTCACCCATTTGGTCAGCGTTTAATCCGAATATAACACCATCTTCTGCTGTACCACCCATGTCTACCGGTACACAATGTAACCCAGACATAGTCTTACTCCAATCATTAAAGTTAATCTGAATTAACTTATCACTTGTATGTGAAAAGCATGTCCAAGAATTACCCAAATTATTATCTCTAACAATTTTCAGAATTGAATCCTTTTGATGCTGTACTTCCTTATCAAAGGATTTTTCTGATTTTGTTTTCTTACCCATATCTGCTACAGTCTGCTTTATAGCAGGCTTCCAAACAGATTCATAACGAGCATCCCAGTTTGTATTACCATCTTCAGCAAAGATGTCAAATGTATTATCGTTCTGAAGAATATCAATTAGGTTTTTTATTAAGGATTCTTTAATCCTTTTGATGTTGGTAGAAACAGTTCTACTATATGCATTTCCATAAACTTTATGCAAAGCTAACACCACATAAACTACATACATACCAAAGTCATCCTTAAAAGGAGTCAAATCAGAAAACGCTTTACAAGAAGTAGCGTTGTTCTTCTTAATAATTCTATTGATTGTGGTAACAATATCAGCCCACCCACCTTCTTGGATTAATCTGAATTTTTCGATATGAGCAACCATATCTTGGTAGGTTACTTCATTCACCAATTGAGCGTAACGTTTGTACCACCAATTTCCAAATTTTGGATGGTCATGTTTGATGTAGTTTCTGAACATTTCGTTGTTTTCCAAAATATCATCTAAATTGTTTGTAGCCAACAATGCACCATACGTTGTGTAAAACGGAATATCTTTTTCAGTTTTCTTAGAACCAGTTGCATAGTTTCTAAACAATCTATCACCTTGCGTTTTAGGGTCACAACCAACACCCGGAACGTTTACAAACAATTCGTTTTGTAATCTATCACCACAAAACGAAGTTTCATAACTTTCTTCAGCTTTGATGGGAGCTTTATAGAAGTTGTGTGCAATCCAAGGGTTAGGTTGCAGGTTCGCATTTTGCTGGTCTTTGATGTGTTGCTTAATTGTGAAAGTGTTAATTTCATAATTAATTTTAGTTGCACCAAAATAATCAATCATTCCAGTTTCTCTAAGCAAATCCGTAAGAGAATACTTTAGTAAAACTTGCTGTTCATCCAATTTAGAAATCCATTCTCTCAATGAATTAAAGAGTACCTCAGTTCCATCAAGTTCATATTCGTTCTGAATATCATCTAGTATTTCATCAATATCACCTGCTGTTAATTTCTTAACATCTCTATACATACCAAAACACAAAGACATCATAGTACCATCATCGGATATGAATAAACTTTGTCCTTTCTTTGGAACAAAAGATAATTGTAAGTGTGCTTTTCTACTAACACCATCTACAAATCTGATAAGGTGGTGAAGTTTGTTTGTATATGAAGTAACACTATCAAGTTCTTCTTCTCTATTCATTTTGTTTGAAATGAATCCAGACTTTATTAAGGATTCAACAATACCAAAAGTGATAACATCCATTATCTTGCTATCTCTTTTGGATAAAACTTTTTGATTAAAGTGAAGAATGCTTACAATCTTTTGTAAGTCTTGAGTTGATTTAGCGATTTCCAATTCAGCTAATACTTGTCCTAATTGTTGTGACATAATTAAAGGGGTTTTGTTTATTGTTTATTATCAAATTGTTTACTATGTAAAGATAGTAAAAATATATGAATCTGCCAAATTATAAGTGTATTTTCTTATAAATTTTTTATTGAAAATCAATGAGTTGCATAACGTGTTGAAAATCAATGTTTTATAACTTATTGATTATCAATGAGTTATGAAATTACCAAAAATTTGCAGCCCCTTCAGGTGCTTCGTATGTAGTAAGATGATGTACGACTTCAGTATTAAAATCTACACTATTTTTTGGATAGGGTTTGATTTCATGCTTTAATGCCTTCATCAATTGTTTCTTTTCTTTCTTATCTTGCGCCAATATCTGAATGTATCGGTGCTTTGGTGGCTCCATTCTTCTCCAAAACTCTTTATATCCCTGCTTACCAATTTCTCTTTTAAGATGGTCTAAGTTACCACTACCCCACATTGAAAATACAGTTCGGCTGTGAATCCAATCGTATGGTTCTTTTTGTAATGAAATACCCCAATTAGGCATCAATGCTATATCAGATGAAATACCCTGATATATCCAATTTGTTGCCTGATATATTCCACCTAAATGTTCTTGTCCGGCATCTGCATAAGATAGTAACAACTTAATATTCTTATCATTTTCTTTCAACCACTTAAAAGATTGTGAAATAGCGAATGATTCAATATTAGAACCATACCCATCATCACAATATAATCTTGTCAATTCTAATGCGTTATCTTTCGTCAATCCTTCACAAATAGAAGTTGCTGCTTTTGCCCCAACAGGAAATCCATAAATGATACAACCAATTAGTTTATCACCATCGAAGGTACTAGCATCTTCTGCTTTGTAATAAATACCCAATGCGTAACGGCAAGAAGTCCAAGCGTGAGTGTAGTGTTTCTTAACAATAATATCTTTAGCGATATTCTTTGCTATTGGTGCTACATACACTTTACTTACATCACAATATTGTTTACCTTCAACTTTCATTTTTCTTTTTATTGGCCATAGCCTTTTCTAATACCGATTGCTTCTTTTCCAACCTAGCATCTTTCATTTGCTTCTTCATCATCTTATCATAACCTGCTGGAAACTTATTACTCACTTCAATTGGTCCATTTGGAAACTTCTTCAAATCATACTTCCAAGTGGATTCAACTCCATCATCATCTTTATATGTTATTTCAAACTTCGTAGGTTTATCAATTGGTTTTTCAGGCCACCTTCCCATATAATAAATTTATACAAATATACGAAATTATTTTGAAACTACCAAATCTACCGGGTCCATTTTATAAACTTCATCAATAATATCCAACTCCACCTTTGGATATGGGAATACCTCATGTTTAAGCGATTTTAAGAGTGCTTTTTTCTCCTTTTTATCTTTGGTTAGAATATACACATATCGGTGCTTACGGGGTTCTCTTTTAATCCAGAAAGGGCTTGTAACCATTGTCTGAATTATTTTCGGGTCATTCGTTCCGTATTTCACATAAGATGTCCTACTATGATGCCATTCATCATCCTCACTCCACTTAAAACTCCAACTATCTGACCATCGGATTTTGTTACCCTGATATATCCAATTAGTAGCTTGATATACCGTTCCTAAGTGTCCAGCGTTTGGGTCTGAATAAGATATTAGGGCTTTGATGTGTGGTGCGTTTTCTCTCAACCAATCAAATGTTCTACCCACAAACCAACTTTCAATGTTACTACCATACCCATCAAAAACAAACAGGCGTGTCAATTCTAACACTCCATCTCTCGGAAGTAATTCAGATATTGATGCGCCTGCGTTTCTACCAACCGGGTCACCATAACAAGCAACCCCAACTAATTGTTCGTTTACACCACTAAAGAAAGAATGTTCTTCATCCGATAAATAAAATAAGCCTATGGCATAGGATACCTTTGTCCATATCCCACTATAATGGTTATTGACAATGATATCCTTTGCAATATTTTTATTGATTTCTCTTATTGAGAATTTGGATATGTCACAATATTGTTTTCCTTCTACTTTCATATACTACCAGACCAAAATTCATTTAGATGATTCCAAGTTTTACGTTGAATTATCTTCATTACATTGGCTGGGGAAACCTTATTGTTTCTTGCTATCACCTTTACGTTTCGGTGACCCATACTCCATAATCTTCTGATGTTTAGAACTTGCTCATCTGTCAACTTTGCAGCTGGGTGAGTCTGTCCTCTTAAAATAGCCATGTAACCTTTATTAATATTTTTTATCCTATTGCTTCATTAATAGCATTTTTATATGCTACCTTTGAAGTTAATCCTTGAAATCTTTCAACAACAACTCCATCTTTTTCAACAATAACCAATGGAATAGAAGTTACATTGTATTGCTCTGCTTCATTTGGAGAATTATCTACATCATATTCAATGAAAGTTGCCTTACCATTAAATTCTTCTTTTAATTGTTCCAAAACAGGTTTTAGCATTCTGCATGGTCCACACCATTCTGCTCCAAATTTTTTAACTGTTATCATTTTTTAAATGTTTATATTGTTCTTCTATGTTTATATTTCCAGCTTCATGCTTTGGTTCGTAAGGACAATGTCTACATCCACTTCCACAACAAGAACCACGCTCTATGTGGTATTGTGGTGTAAACACTATCCTACTACCTTCAAAGTAATACAGCTCCTCTCTTTCTTTATTTAATTTCACAAGCACCCCCAGCACATGCCAACTCACCACTCAAGTCAGTTGTATCTTCAATCTCAATAACTTTACTTAAATCAATATCTGATAAAGTTTTTAGAAGTTCTTCGTACTTTTCTTTTGTACAATCTTCAAATGGAGCTTGAATATAAGTGCCGCCATCGTAAGGTAATACTGAAAGTCCGTTGTAGAAATCTTTATTTTCCCACATCCATTCACCAACTGCTTTCCACTCATGCTCTCTAATAGAAATTGTAGCAGATACGTTGTGTGTATTGTTACCACTTCTATGACCAGGCTTAACCCACTCACCATGTACTTTCTTAACTCTCTCTAACAATTGTAGTGGAGATTCAGTACGGAAGATTGAACCTTCTGGTGCTTTTTGTGGAATACCAATTACTGCAGTATCATGCGGTCTGAAATACTCATCTTCAACCAATTCAGGGTGATTAAGATGTAAGTATTGATAGATACTTTCGTTCTTACCAACTCTTACTCTACGAACATAATATTCATTGTGCCAAGCGTGAATACCAGATGATGTACCTAACGTTAATGATGTAGTTCCTGCAGGTTTTACGGTTGTGCATCTTGCTGAAGCGTTGATACCAATCATCTCAGCTACTCTTTTGTTTTCTTCTTTTACAACTTTAGCTGCTGCTTTCATATCATGCTTTAGGATAGCACCACTACCAATACCTGTCATAGATACACCAATTAGGGCATCCTTTTCAGTTGTTCTTTGCCAAATTGGTCTTAGGTAATGGAAATCGGTATAACCTGCTTGTAATGTTCCGATAAATGCTGCTGCTTTAACTCTTGCTTCCAAATCAGTTTGGTCTGCAATATCCGATACGTTTACTTCACAAAGGTTACAGAACTGATAAGGTCTTAATGCAATTTCACAACAAGGGTTAGTTCCCCAATCTTTATCGTTACTTAAATAGATACCAGGTTCACCAGCTCCACTTGCTTCAATACGTTTCCACAAATCCATAAAGTAATCTTTTGTGATTTTATGTCTCATCAATACTGCTGAATTGTTTGCTCTACCTCTTTGTGGATTGTGTTCCCACCAAGCACCACTCTTACAACTAATCATTTTCTCATCGGTTGCTGAGAATAGGGAAATCAATGCTGCTCTACGAATACCGCCAGCTAATACTGCATCAGCAATGTGGCAAATAATATCATGCACTTCAATTGGTTCTAATTTGTCACCATCACCCTTTGAATCTAAGATACCTTCTACTTTAATAAGGCACTCTTTAAGTGGTTGTGGACCAGGTGCTTTACCACCTGATGTAATCAAACGTGCTCCTTTTGGTCTAATATCTCTGAAATCAAACATAGGTTTACTTCCACCAAAGAAGTATGCTTTCATTAATACCAATACTGCATCTGCCCAACCTTCAATAGAATCACCTACTAAAAATCTTCTTGTCTTATCAGCGTTTGGTTTACGGATTTCAGGTAATTGGTCAACGTGATGTTTTTGTACTGAATAACCTACACCAGTTCCACCCAATAGAAGGAACATAATTTCAGAGAATACTCTCCAATCATCTGCTGGTGCGAATGCGCAGTTATAAATTCTATTTGGGGAAATTTCAATTGGTTTACCAGCAAATTGCATTGAACGCATAGAAGGTAAAACCTTTTTATCGTACACGAATTTGTAATTTTCTCTAATCTCTTTTTCTAATTTTGGGAATTTTTTAATATGCATTTCCATATTACGAGTAACTAATTCTTCCCATGTCTCTCTCCTTTGTAATTCTGGTCTATACTTTGCGTACTTCATATAGACTGTAATGTCCGATAAAATCTTTGTTGAAATGTCCATAATGTTTTAAATGTTAAAATGTGAGTTTGTAATTTTTTTCAGGAAAACCTGAAAATAAAAAAATAAATATGGAGTCACTCACCAAACACCACAAGTTTGTGGATAAAAAATCCACTTTTTTTAAAATAATTTTAAGTGTCAAAACTCCACTCTATTAAAACATAAGAAAGGGGAGAGTTACTCCCCTATCATTATGCTGCCTTTTGCTCTTCTGTTGAAGCTTTCTTATACGCAGTTACCAATTTCTTCAACTCACCAATAGCTTTTCTTGCTCTTGATTTGTTTACTTTTTTAGTACCATTGTGCTCAGTTTCAAAAGTTGTGAATAGAGCTTTCATTTGTTCGAATAGTTCTTGACTGTTCATAGTTTTTGTTTTTAAATGTTTATCCTAATCCCGTATTGGTATTTGTTTTATTACCAATCGGCATTGCTTCCATATACTTTTTATGTAACAATTGTCTTTCCATTTCGGCACCATTTGCACTTTCCTTAGTTGCCATCATACCATCAGCGGATGTGGCTGTGTAGACATCTAATGTACCATGCGTTGTATCCATCTTCGCTGGGAAGGTGATACCATCTTGTCCGAAACGATTCTTCATAATATGCACCCTTGCTGTATTATTAAGTTTATCTTTAGCCTTTCTACTCAAACTCATAATGAAATCGGCGTTCATTACTTTAGCGTAAGAATCTGCAATCTTATCTGCTTCAATAACTTCCGAATCAATTGCTGAACGATTAGTTTGTGATGCTGTCCAAATTGGTATTCCTAACTCACCACTCATTCCTCTTAAATCAATATACACACCACCTTGCTCAGCGTATGTACTATCGGATTTATTTGAATGTGATAGTAATAAGTCAGCGTAATCCACAATAACTAAATCGGGCTTATTACCGGCTGCTACCATCTTTTCTAAGTGAGCTTGAATTGTTTTTGAACTTGCTGCTTTAGGTGGGAAGTATTTGATTTTAAGTTTACCTCTAAGTTTCTTTAAGGATGTTAATACTTGCTCTTTCCTATCTACCAATTCATGCGAAGCGATATTAGAAAATACAGTATCGTATCTTAAACCAACATATTCTTGCGATAATTCTAATGAGTAATGTACTACAGTCTTTCCAGCTTTTACAGCTGCTGCTCCTAAAGCACATAATACCCACGTCTTACCAACACCAGATGGTGCAACTACCACTCCTAATTCACCTGGCCCCAAACCACCATTCATCAATTCATTAATACAATCCCAATCAGTTGCTACCGTATCTCTTTTTGTTTCATCATATCTCTTATCGAAATCAATAAGATAATCCATACCCAAATCCGAATCAACACCAACTTTCATTGCTTTATCAACCAAGTCTTTGATTTTATCATAGTTGCCTGATTTCAGTAAATCAATTGATTGTACGATTACATTCTTTAGGTTTTGATTAATACAAAATGATGTGAACTCATCTTTGATATATGCCAAATCAGTATTACCAATTTGATTATATACTTCTTTGAGTTGAGTTACGATTGTTTTTTGGAGAGCTTGATTATCAAGCTTTGAGACTTGAACTTTAAATACATCCAACGAAGGCACCTTATTATATTCTTTATGGTGCGATGCAATTTCTTCCACTATCCACTTATTTGCTTCCGATTCAAAGAACTTCTTATGGATTACATCTGAAAGTGTATCCATCATTCGTTCATCGGTAAGCAAAGCAGATATTACTTTGGTCTGAAACGATTGCCCATATTTTGAAAGTGTATCTTCGCTGTGCATAATTTAATTGGTTTACAAATATACAACAATTCGGTGGTATCACCAAATTATTTTACTATTATATTTGTATAAGTTGATTTTAACCAATCGTTTATGTCTTTCCAGTTTTGAAGAATTTTATACTTCATAGCGGCTTTAATAAATTCCATCTTATCAAACTTTCGGTTTGGTTCAGCGAATCTATCATTTATTTTCAACTTTGTATTTGTATTGATATGTGGTTCTTGCAATTGCATGATTTGTTTGTTTCTTAACACATCATCTTTAGCTGCAAGAATATCTTCATAGATTTTTGCATCTCCTTTTTTATCTTCACATATTTGAAAGAACTCATCAAAAGTTATTTCTCTATCTTCGGATAATTCAGGAAATCTTTTAAGAACTGTCTTTAACCCACAACCTTTTACGCCAGGTACATTATCAGAGTTATCACCATCTAATGTTCTGAATAAAAGGAGATTTTGTGGATATAATCCATATTCCTCTTTTACAATTTCTCTATTGTAAAGTTTCTTTTTAGTTGGTGAGTACACAAATGTTTTCTCATCTACTAATTGTAAAAAATCTTTATCGGTTGAAACAATATAACATTCTTCATCTTCTGCTAATACGTGCTTAGCAATGTGTCCGATTACGTCATCTGCTTCAATACCATCATATATCATTGTTGTAATTGGTAAACTATCTAATAGGTCTACCAACCATACAAATTGTCTTTTCATTGAAAGTTGCTCATCTTCTTGAGACATCATTTCAGGATATTGTCTATTCACCCTAAAACGATTCTTACCTCTATCAGCTTTATAGCCTTCAAATAATTCTTTCCTACCTTTAGAACCACCCTTACCATCAAAGGTTAAGATAACTCTAGTTGGATTGAATTGGCGGATTTGACTTCCGATTGAATTTAATGAACCAATAACTCCACCCGTATGTTCCCCATCCTCATTCATTGTAGGATTGGTAGTCCAACTACGGATGAAGGTATTTAGTCCATCAATGACAAGAACTCTACCATTCCTCACTCTTTGAATGTTGGATTCATGTTCTGTCTCTACTTCGTTAAGTAATTTTTTGTAAAGTTCTTTCATTTGTTTGTAACATTTTAATCACCTATTACTTCTGAGTCTGAAATCAAACTATCAGTATCAAGTGAATCTTTTTTGTATTGTGAGATTGTTGCTTCGCAAATTCTTTTATAAATTTGCTCTTTTACTTCGTTGTTGGTTTCTAATGTTGAAGGAAAATCTTTGGATTGGAATTTAATCACTTCGCCAGAATCAGTATCTACATACTCATACCAAGCTCCACTTTGTTTTACAATACCATTATCCTTCATTATAGATAACCAAGCTCCATAGTTATCAATACCTCTATCAAAGAAAATATCGAAATCGGCGGAACGTAACGGTGGTCCCATCCTATTCTTTACTACTTGACAACGTACTTTGATTCCTACGATTCTCTCATTACCATTCTCCTTCGCCTTAATAGTACCCATACTCTTTAATCTCAAACGAACCGATGCATGGAAAGCGATTGCTTTACCACCCGAAGTTGTCCAAGGGTCAGAGAAAGGCATTGCGTTCATTTTCTGTCTTAGTTGATTTGTGAAAACCAATGTGATTTTCTGTCTACCAATTAAGTTAGTAATCTTACGCATTGCTTTGGAGATAATGATTGCCTTATCAGTAGCGTAACCATCTTTGCCGTAATCAGCTTCCATTTCTTTTTCTGTTGATGCAGCGGCAACGGAATCCACTACAATCGTAACATACTTATCTTTGGATTGTGTTCTTACTTTTTCGATGATTGTTTCGGTGTACTCAAAACATTGTTCAACAGTCTCAGCTGCTACATACAACATCTTAGATACATCAACTCCGATAGCTTCTAAGAACTCTCTACTTACGGCGTTTTCAGTATCAATCAACACAGCGATACCACCTAACTTTTGTGTTTCGGCGAGTAAGTGTGCTGATAATAATGATTTACCACTTTGTTCAAGTCCTGTCACTTCGGCAATTCTACCAACAGGCAAACCCCCATAAGGTCTATTGGAGATGGCAACATCCAACAATGATGCTCCAGTTGAAATCCAACCGTCCACATTTGTAGGTGCTTCATCAGAATCCAAAAAGAATGCTACTCTTTGGTCCTTTGATTGTTTGTTGAGTGATTCAGCAAGCACTGCTGCCAAATCAACTTCTTTAGTTGCTTTTGCCATATTCTTTATAACTTATTTTATGAATTGAAAAGGTCATCAAATGCTGCTGCTACATCATCTAATTTCTTAGCTGGCGCAGGTGCTGCTTTCTTTGATGGAGTTGTATCAAATGGTGCTTCATCTTCATCACTTGCGGTAGAAGAAAGAGTTTCAGCGGATACTGATTTTTCTTCATCGGAAGTTGCTGATGGATTCAACCAACCTTCTAATACGTTCTTCAATTCTGCATAAGTTAATTCAGAATAAAGTTCGGTAATTTCCTTTTGTTCGTTAAGGAATTTGTCCACTTCTGCTTTTGATGCAGCCAATGGGCTTTCTTTTGGTTTAACACGGATTGTTGTTACAGGGTAAGATGTACCACTGTCTTCAGCTGATACTACTTCAACAGTAATATCTCTACCTTCATTTGGGTCAGTAATATCACCATAATCAGGATCTGCCATATAACCAAGAATTTCTTGATATACAGTTTTTCCAAAGCCCCAAAATCTTACGCCTTCACCTTCTTCACCTCTTACCAATACTGGTACGAATGTTCTAAGTTTCGGCTCCATTTTCTTAGCAGCTTTCCAATCTTCCTTATCACCCATTCTTTTAAGTTTGTCAGCAAACTCAACGATAGGGTCAGGTCTGCCAAAACTCATTGGAGATAAGTAAGTTTTGTTGTTGATGTTGTAGTGAAAATAAAGTTCAATAAAAGGATTTTCTTTATTGAATTTGTACGGCACCAATCTGATTGTGTGTTTGCCTGGTGCTGGCTTCCAAAGTTCTACTGAAGTTCTTTGGGTGTTTTGCAGTTTGTTAAGTCTGCTCTTAATTGCGTCTAAATTAATAGCCATGTCTTTTAAATTTTAAGAGTTTAAGTTTTAAAACGTTTATGTTTTAAGGTTGGATTATAGTGTCTTTCCTACACTTCCGTTACACATATAAATATAATGGAAATACAAATATACGAAGAATTTCTCAGACTTCCAAATCTTTTTTTCAGTATATTTTCTATGGTAAAAGATGTAACAAATATACGAAAAATTTGTTACAATGCCAAATAAAAAAGGGAGTATTTAACTCCCTTTCTTTTATGCTAACAAATGATAATATTCTTTAAAGTGTTTTATACGGTCTGCCAATCCGATAGTTCCACCATTTACTCTTTTAGTAATAGATGTTACTACTGCATCAGTTGCTCCACCATCAGCCATTATGTGTAATTTATTCTTATTGAAGAACCATGCTGCTGAAAGTAAAGCATATTTAGATGCTACTACATCAGGATTAGATGGGATATCTTCACCGATTGCTTTACCAAATGCAGTATAGTTATCCTTTCCTGTCAATTGGATATAACCACGTCCTCTAAATTTGTAGCCTTCACCACTTCCCTCATCACCATTACCCATACGAGATGCATATACTTTGTTAGCAATCTTTTGTGGGTTTCTTTGGTATGCATTTGCAATTGCTTCGGTTGGGAAATACTTTTTGAATATACCCATTAAACCTTTTGCTGAATAGTTTAGGTTTTCTTGTGTTGCTCTAAATCCACCACTCTCATGTCCGCATTGTGCTAAGAAGTGTGCCAATCTTAGGGGAGTATTGATTTGGAATTTTGCCGCAGTATCAGGAATCATTTGAATTACTGCATCAGGAATATGTCCTTTAAGTTTGTCCAATTTTAATCCACCAACAGGTGCTATTGGAGCTGCAGGTGCTGGAGCCGGAGTTCCTTCTCCCATTATTTTAGCCCAAGTTGCATCACCAACTATACCATCCGCAGGTAAACCATGCTTAGCTTGGAATTCTTTTACAGCTGCTTCAGTTTTAGGTCCAAAGTTAGTAACTGCTGGAGAGATTCCTAATTTCTCCTGCATTAATTTAACGTTTTCGTTATTATCACCTTTTTTTAATAACATTATACAATTATTTAGTTTCGTTAGTTATAACTTCTTTTCCATCACCAAAATCAATTACTTCAAAAACTCTTGTCTGAATTTTCTTAGTACCTTCGGCGTTTGTTAATATGATTGAATTTTTAAACTTCTGCCAATTAATGACAAATGAATTATCTAATACACCACCATTTTCTTCTTTTACAAGTTCATTTAGTGCGTTAATAGTATATAATGTGTTTGATTCTTTCTTTCTATGTATTAAAATAGTGTTTTCCAACGGTGTATCCGGTTGGAATGCGGTATCAATGTTGTACGTGATAAATAACTCATCTAAATTCGCCTTATTTTGGAGAATATAAATGTAATTATAAACTATGTGATAAGTTTCACGGATTAATTGTAATGTATTCTGTAACTCACCTTTAGTTGTAAACGTACATAATAACTGTGTTTTCATTCCTTTCTTCCCTTTTTTTCTTATGTATAAATATGAAAATTCGGATGAAAGGGTATTTTCAGTTTTTATCCGTAAATATTTTTATTAGCCGCTTCTAATATTTTTGCAAATCGTCTATCTAATTGCATTTCAAACTTAATTTGGCCACCATATCCTACACCATCTTCTCTCACACCAATAGTTGCAATAGGAATTACTCTACCTTTTTTACCAGCTTTATATGCCAAATAAGGTGGTTCTTCGTTTGTTACAGCAAATAAACCTTCTTTAATTTGTTCAAAATCAGACGTATCAAATATATTCTTTAATACTGCTCTATCTAATGAATTAGGTCCAATAGCCATTGATTCTTCACCCTCACCAACTGCTTTTAATGGAAATTCCTCCCTAATTGATGCTAACATACCTTGCTTTAACTTATTATTACTTCCCAATGCAGTAATTACATCTTTTTGATGCTTTTTATGAGTTTCTTGAACTTGTTGAAGATATTTTGTAGATGCTTTATCTCCTTTTTTAGCTGCAGATGCAATAGCTGATAATACTACTTTATTAATATCTCTACTACCTTTACCTACTTTTAATTTCTCTAATGCTTGTTCTAATGTAATTTTTTTAGATTTAACTATTGCTTGAAATTCAGGATCTTTAGCAGCTAATTTTTGTAAATTTTTCAAATTTTTTGAACCAAAATCAAATAATGCTTTTCTTTGATTTTTTTGATATACAACAGGATTAATTTCATCAGAAATATTACTATCCCATTCAGATAGTTTACCTGTGCCAGAATTTAAAAAGTTTACGGCTGTTGATTTTTTTAGAGATACTTCATCTAAAATCTGATTACCATCTTTTGTTTTTATTTTAAAATATGCGTCTGTTGAAAATCCTTTATTCTTTTTATAATCTTTTAATCCCATTGCTTCAACTTCACCTTGAGTATCCCAACTACCAGCTTCAATTGTTGCACCAGGGTATTCCTTAGCTAATCTATTTCTAATTGCTTTTCTATTATTCATAGCTGCCTGAATCCAACTTTTTGTTACAATTCGTTTTCCTTCTATTTTTAAATCTGGATTTGATTGTATTTGTTTTTGTTCATGCTCTATTAATGAATTATAAAATGCTTCGGCTTGTTTATCATCTAAAGTTGTACCAATCATTGTCATTAATTCTCCAGCTTGTGCTGATATCTGCCCTGCCCCACCTGGCAAATCGGAGAAATGTGACCATTTAGCTGTTTCGTTACTAAATTTAGTGTTCATCATTCTTTCCAATGCTTTCAAATGTCTTGGTGGAACTTTTGCACCGGCATACATTTCTTTTGGCAATTTATATGGTTGTGGTGGTGGCCCTACTTGGAATTTTTTATTTTTATCAGAAAACTTTACATCGTCCGGAACTTGCTTTTGTGTAAATTCTTTTGATTTTAAAGTATCTACTTTAGAAAGCGTTTTATCTTTACCACCTATAATTCTAGAACCTTTGGTTGGTTCTACTTTTGCTGGTTTTTCTTTTGCTAATCTTTTTTGATATTCCGCATCTCCTTTAAATAATGCTGCGCCCGCTGGTTCTTGCTTAGATGGTTTAGAAGTTTTATTTTTAGGGTCTTCGTGAGAACCTGATTTAATTGCCGCATCTTTAGATTGCTTTGTTTTGAAGTAAACTATCTTTCCAGTTTCTTTACTTCTAGCTGCTAACTTTGGGTCATTATTTGCTTCGTTAAAAATTTCTAACATTATCTCATCAATTACTGAAGTTTCTTTTTTCATATTATCTTCTTCTTTCTTTTTATTATACGAATCAATCATCGCATCCATTTGTTCAGGACTGATTTTCATGTTTTCCAAACCATCCGCTATTATTTCAGCGAATTTAACAAATTGTGCATCCATTTCCGATTCACCTTCCGCATCTGCAAATAATGCAGCTCTACCAGCTCCTTTTAAGAAAGTTTCAGCAACAACGTGAGGAACAAATTCAATAGCAACGTGCTTAGCAAATCCAACAGCTCCATAGGATAATCCACCCAAAGCTGCACCAAAAAGTGCAGTAGTTACTATCTTAACACCAACAGATTTAAGGGCATCTTTTTCGTGATGTGATAAATCATTCCAGCCACCAGGTTTACTAAATAAGTTCCCAATAGCTTTTCCAGCAGTTTTGAATTCTTCTACCTCATGTTTAAATCCATCTTTTACAGCCTTCCATGCACCTCTTGCTTTATCTTTTACTGTTTGAGCTATTGTTCTACGTGGTTCTGACCCTGCTTTGTAATATCCTTTTTTAAAATATTCTTTTTCATCTTCTTTCCATTTGGATATTTTTTGCTTAATTTTTTCAGAAAAGTTTTTTATTGAACTTACTTTTTTAGGTGGGGTTTCACCTTTTGGTTGTTCTTCACCAGCTTTACCAGTTGTTTCACCTTGCTTTTTAGCTGCAATTCCTATTTCTTCTGCAAACTTATTACACATTGGAATTGCATCTTTAATATCCATATCAATAACTTCGCATTTCATTGGTATTTGTTTTTCCGGATATTTTGCATTGTATGCTGCTATTGCAGCCCATCTATGATGCCCATCAATTACAAATCCATCCCTACTAACATATATAGGACCTGTTATGCCCGGATTATTAGGGTCTTTTTCCAAAGCTCCCATCATTCCAACTACTTTATCACCACCCAATTCTGATTGTGTTGCTTTCAATTTATCAGCAGCCACCTCAGTTTGAGTTGTTGTAATTCCTTTTTCTTTTAGCATTTCTCTAAACACCGGTTCGGTATCTACTTCACCATCTTTGTTTAGTGGCATTTTTTCTGCCTTACTGCCCGGAACCGGTCTACCTTTGAATTGTGGCATTTGGTTTCTTGGAATACCTAAGTTATCATCACAATATAAGTTAGTACCAGGTACAGTTACATCACACAAATTTATATCAGGTGCTTTTTCACCTTTAGCTTTTGCATCAGCAACCATTTGTTGCACTTTACTTATATCAGTATTAAATTTATCTAAATCTGCTTTATCAATACCATCCGGAATATCAGAAGGAGCTCCAAATGTTTCTGGGTCAGCTTGTGGAATTTCCGATTTTACATCTTGTGCTGGGATTGGTTCAAATGTATTTTTTGGTTCATCCGATTTCTTCGCCGTTGGTGGTGGCGGAGGTGGTGGTGGAACTTCTGCTTTTTTAGGTGGTACAGGCGGTGGCGGTGGAACTTTTTTATCCGTTGGTGGAGTTTCACCTTTTGGAGCTTGAGGTGTTTGCTCAGGCTCTTTATATGCCGCTGCCGCTTTTCTAGCTTTGTATGTTGCTTTCTTTTGTGCTCTTGGTGGTAATTCTTGTACTTTAATTTTTTTACCATTTGATAAAGTTGCTGAAATTGTCTTTTCAAACAATGCAAATACATCTTCAGTTATAATATCAGAAAATGCCAAATCAACAATCCATTCGGTTCTTACATATCTTGCTTTACCATTTGGTTTATCAGAATAATACCCACCACCTAAACTATAAATTTTTTGCCCAGAAGATGATGTAGCCTCTTGTCCAGGTTTTTCTTTTTTGATATCTTTTTCATCATCTTTTTTGTCCTCCGGCTTTTCAGTATCAGAAGGTTTTTCTGCAGATGGTTCTTTTTTAGTAGGTAATGTTACATCTGGTTTACCATCACTTTTTTTAACAACACTTCCAGGTTCTTTACCAGGAATTGTTACATCAGGTTTTTTTGGTTGCTCGGGCTCTTTAGTTGGCTCTTCAGGCTTTTCAGCTGATGGTTGTTTTGGTTCAACGGATGGTTGCTCAGGTTTTTGTTCACCTTTATTTCTTTCTCTCCACATATCAACGTGAGAATTACCCATTGTTGCAATTACAGTGTATCCCTGCTCCTCACCCTCTTTTATTTTTCTATCTATTTCTTTCTGTCTATAATCATTAAATGATTGTTGACCTTTTGATAATTCGGTTTCACCATAATTTTGGTCATCTCTAAAGTTTAACTCATAAAGGTCTTTCTTTTGAGCATCAGAAAGGTTTTCCCAATCTACATCACCATCAAATTCTTTACTACCACCTTTTTTAGCTTCCCCCACAATCCATTCCTTTGTTTTATCGGTAAGATAATCTTCGGCAGCTAAATCATCTCCCTGCCCAATCATATTAGTCCAAACCGATGCTAATGCTTTATCTTTATCACCGCCAAATGTTTTTGCAATTTCATCAAATATAGGAGAATCTGAATTTCTTACATCTCCATTTTCATCCCAACTTGCTTCTACACCATTTTCAAAGTGATTTAAAAATGCATCTCTAATTTCAGCTTGCTCTCCTACAAAATCAATCTTACCACTATCATCTTTACCAACACCACCTTCGCCAACAAACATTACTTTTGCATCTTTTGGAAGTGATGTAATTTGATTAATAGTTTCTTTTGTGCTTTGAGTTCCTTCACCATGTTCTACTCCAATGAGTAAAGAACCATTTTCAGTACTTTCCGCATCTAAATTTTCTCCTTCAGAAGATTTTCTTTGTTTAAACTTTGATACAAATTCTTTTGTTTGTTTATCAGCTTCTTCTTTTGCTTTTTTCATTTTTTCAGTACCAACCTCTAAATCTTTTTTCAGTTGAGCAAATCTTTTTTGCTTTTCAGGTGTCATAAAAGCATCAGGATTATCTGCTTTAAGTTTTTCTAAAGCTGCTTTTTCTTCCTCTTTTCTTTTTAATTCAGCTTTTTCTTTTTTATATTTTTCTTGTGCAGATAATTGAGTATCATCTTTTTTAGATGTTTCAGAATCACTAGCTGGTGTTGTATCGGTTCTGCCAGGTTCTTGAACTGGTAGTTCTGTAGTATCCCCACCTTCAGGACCCGTAGCTTTTTCGGTATCGCTAGCCGATGGTTCATTTGTTTTTGAATCTTTTTCTTTATTCTTTTCGTATGTATCTAAATCTTGTTGAGCCTGAGATGCTACTTCAGGATCATCCGACATTGCTTTTTTATTAAGGTCATTATACCAAGTACCTACATTATCAAACCCAGCTGCCTTTGCTAATTCTTTATTTGTTTTTTGATTTGCTGGAGTTTCTGGTTGTTGGCTTTGTTTTTGAGCATCTTTTGCTAATTGAGCTTGAACTTCTTTTTCTTTGTCCATTCGTGCTGCCATAGCCGGGTCAACCTTTGGGTCAAACATAGCTTGAGCAGCTTTTGCTTTATCTTCTTCACCACCAGCATCACCACCTTCTTTACCCTTTTCATCTTCAGGTTTTGTTGGTTGTCCTTCACCACCCAAATCTTTATTAAGAGCATCTCTTTCTGGTGAACCTTCTGGTGGTAACATTTTTTCTGCGGCTTTACGGCCAGGATGTTCTTTTGGTAATCTTAAAAGGTTACCAACAATACCTTCTGCATCTTCACCTTTAGTATTTTTATAATTAATCTTTTTATTAAGAGCAGGATTTTTAAAATTACCATCTTCTGCTTCAGTAAGTGTCTTTATAATTTCTTTTTTGATGTTGGATAATCCCATTTCAGAAAGTACAATACCCAACTCCGTAATATGGGTTGGGTTTTTAATATCAGGCATACCATCGTTTACTCTGTATGCCCATTCGGATACTATTTCATTAATTAATTCAGATACACTCATAATGATTAAAATTTGTGGTCAGCTTCTTCGCATATCATTTCTAACTCATACCAATGAAATTTTGGTCTTTCGTTAAGGAAAACAAAACACTTCCACTTTTTTTGTTTTTCAAAGTAGATGTGTTTTTGAATGTGTGATGGAACTGCTGCACCCGTTGCTACTTTTTTTGCTGGAGTATCAAAGAATGATTTTATTAAAACAGTCAAAGGTTCTACATCATCCCATTTTCTTTCTTGCTCTTCCAACATTCTCCACTCACCTCTATTAAGGTATTGGTCTTGCATTATTGAATTTAAATATGAGAATGTTTGCTTTAAGTTCACTTCGTTATCAGAGAATGTTGCTGCTGGAGCACCATGTCCTTTATCGTAGATATTTGCTTTGTAATCTTCACCATCCGATGTTTTAATTCCCTTTTCAGTATAGAAATCCATATGACCTCTATTAACATTTGTAGGCCTGTTTGTAGAACGATACTTAATGATTAGGGGTTGTTCTAAAGATTGTGAGTAAAGTACATCAAATACTTCATTTTTAATTCTAACATCAGGCAATTGCGCCAAAGATGTTACCGAAACTAAAAGGAACAATAATAAAACGGAGATTTTTCTCATATTATAGCATATTTTTGTATATACTATAAATATACCCACTAAAGGTTTCCGTAAGTTTTTCCCCAGCTTGCTTTAATAGGAAACCCACCATCTTCCAATATACCTTTCAATCCCTTAATTAATTCCGTATCCACATCCATAGGTACATCAAATAAGAACGAGTCATAGGTGTAAAGGGTCAAACGTATTTCAGTACCTTTTATATACTCCAACACCTTCCTCATTTTCTCAACATTTACTTCCGTTTCAAATGCCTGAAGAAGATAGTTGAATACCTTTTGTGGATTGGCTTGTTCTACCCAACTTAGTGGAATCAATCGGTTTGGAGTACGGATACAATCACACTCTACCGAATCATCCCAAAAGCGGTCTATGAAATGGGCAACCTTATCAAAGTATGGTATTTGGCGGAACTCATCATCAATACCACCATATAGTAATCGGAAAGTTACACCCTTAGCCTCATCAATTCCACATCCATATTGGTCAGCTAACCATTGGTGTACGTTTCCATCCGGCATTTGGTATCCCACTAACTTACCAATTAGTCGTGGGTGATAAGCGTTGTAGTCCATTTGTAGGAATATCCCATCGGCTATGAAACAATCTCTACTACCATCCGATTTGTTAAGGGCGGCATAGTTCACACCACCATGTCTATTGGATGGTCTACCCGTCACCGTAAATGGATTGTATTCGGTGAACACTAAGTCACCTTTGAGATGTTTGGAAGCTTGAGGCCATCTATCAATAAATTTTTTCCCATCGACCCGGATCCCATATCGTTCAATATCTGAAAGGGTTGGTAAGAATATATCGTTATACCAATTATAAGTTTTACTCTTTTGGTTTCTATGTTTAAGTAATTGTGGTTCTATTGCTTCCGCAAGTTTAAGAATGGGAATGGATTGAATGATGTCCTCTTTGTAACCTTTGTGTAATAAAGGAGCTACTAAGTGTTGTAATGGTTGAGAGTAGTCTATTGTTTCACCGGTCTTTAAGAAATAGGCGGTGTCAACATCATTCAGTCCTTCCCTAAGTGTAACAAAAGATTGGAGTAGCTTTTTCTTTTGAAATACCCACTTATCACCGGCGGTATTCAACAACCCCCCTATTTGCTCATTAGAGAGTGATAGAGCGTCTGTGTGTTGTTGTGGTACAATATACCTGTCCGATAGGGTTCTTACGAATATAAACGAAATGGTGGTGTTTAATGGGTGCTTATCATTATCCACCCAAAGCGGATACCAAATGGATGGTTCGGTTTCCAGCTTTACCTTTAATTCGTTTAACTCATCAATAGACTCAACAATTCTCATAACACAAATATACGAAAAAATCCCCAAATTACCAAATGTAAAATGGGGATTAAAAAAGTGGTGGAGATGACCGGACTCGAACCGGTGTCTTACGAAGTAACCATAATACCAGCTTTTCACACGTTTAGGATAAGGTTTAATCTTATTCACCTTCCAAAATAATTGGGGCCGAATGGTTAGTTCAGCGCTACCACCAACCGATTTATAGTTTCGGTAAACTTAGGTTTCACTTCTTTTTAAAATCTCACGAGTGATGCGAGAGGTGATTAGGCTGCTACAGCGTAATCAGCACCTACGAATGCCATAGCATCTTCGAAGGTCCAAGTAGATAATTCTACGTCAGTTATTGTTTGATTCCTTTATTAAAGTGGTTTGAGAACCTTCCCACTACGTGTGATACTATGCCTCTCATCGCAATCAATTCCAAAGCATCCCCATATCAATAAATACAAATATAAGAAAAAATAATTAGATTTCCAAATCTTTCTTTTCTTTAAATTGAAGAAGATTTGGTAGGTACAAATTTAATTTTGGTATTTTTGGCATTACTAATTGTACCGCTTTATAATTGGAGTTTTTTATTTCATCATCACTTCCTTTAACTCTCCAATTAAGAGTTGCTTGTGCAAAAAATGGATTATCAATTACTTTACTAAAACCAATAAAATCAACTTCATATATTTGTGATTCTGTATCATTTGCTTTTTGAATAAAGTATCTTGTTATATATCCTTTTTTATAATCTATTGGCGTTGGTGTAATGACATGTGTTTTTATTTTGACCGAATCAAACTTTAAATCAGGATTTCCAACTTTTTTAAATCTGTTTATGTCAATCATAATTTTAAAATTATCTAGCTTGTCTATAACTTCCTTCTATTTCTGTTTTCCACATCATTTCACTTATAGTATGTTTTACAGAAGTTACTTGAAAGAATCCATTTTGGTAACCAGCCGGTAATCCAGTAACCATAAACTTATCACCTCTTTTGATACCACTCACACCATGAATACTAAAATTAAATTTAATTGGCATTATAGGACCAGTACCATCAGATTCAGTTTGAACATCTGTAACATCATTTTGTTTTTTAAAAAATTCAAAAACCGCTTGGTCATTGTAAGCAACTATAAAACATGCTGCTGATAAATTTGCAGCAAAATCAAATTTATCATCTTTATCAGGTCTTGGCATAAACCCAACCTTATCTAAAAATAGTTGTAAATTTTTTTGTTTTGCTTCTTCTATTTCATCAGCTGTTGGTCCTTCTGGCGGACTATCATCGCTTGGTGGTGGTTCTTCCCTTCTTCGTATTGTTGTAAGTATTTTGTCTTCTTTATCAGTAAATAATCCTTTCTTTTTTGATGTAATATCTTTTTGACTTCCATTTATATTCTGTCCTATTCTATTACCAATTATTTGATTCATTTTTGCACCACTAATATCTAAATCCAAAGAGGCATCTATAAAAATAGAACTTACCCCATGTAATTCAAATTCAAATGGTTTTTCTTTTCCAGTTGCTGTTAAATTTAAATCCACAACTCTTAATTCATCATTATTTTCACCAGGAATTATTTGAAAATCCCATATACCACCAGCTGCACCAGCCATACCATTTAGTATCTGATATAACCCATCTTTTATTGAAAAGTTTTTAGTTTCCAATATACCTTTGGCAAAGTCCAAATTTACATATAAATCATTTAAGAATCCCCACTGTCCTTCTGGTTTATTTAATCCTATAAAACTACTATCAACTTTATTTTGTATAACTACACCATTAGCCGAACCATCTACGATTGCACCTGCAGCAGGAAATTGTACTATTGTACCATCTGTACCCGATACCGAACAATCATCTACTTCTTCATTCGATACACCATTATCAGTTTCACTATTTGCTGCCTTAACAATATCAAATTTAGGTGCTGTTTTATTTGGTATGAATAGTTTTGTTTTATCTGTACTAAATATTTTTGGGAATGCTGTACATGCCGTATTATCTGTTCTTATTTGTGTTTTAACTTCTTTTCCACCAATCATAAATCCTTCAATTCCTATTTGATTTATAATTCTAATTAAAGCACTAAATTTTATAAATGCATCATCTTTAATAATTTCACTACCAGCAGGAAATTCCACATCCGTTTTTTTACCACCGCTTTCAAATGTTGCTTCTTCATTATTTAATGTAAATCCTAATATTTGAGTACCAGTTGTACATTTATTTACCTTTGCTTTTACAGTTTCATCAATATTTATAAAATTTACGGCGTTTGCAACATCTGCTTCTGTTCTCAATGCTGAAACTCTTTCTGTTCTTCTGTTTGATGGTAATCTATTAAAAGCCATCATAAATCTTTTCTTACCTAAATCAGTTTCTGCTGATATTTGAGATGTACTATATTCTGCTGCAGTTTTCTTTTCACTTTCTGTACCTTTTTCTTCAGAATTATCCGCTCCCATAAAATATGCAGGTAATTCGGTAAAGCCTGTACACTTAACAGTTATTTCGTAACTATTTCCATTTAATGATATACTTCCTCCTGTTATAAATCCCAAATAGTTATCGTACATACCACCACATGCTTCTCTAGCTGCATTTACATTATCAAATGTTTGGTAATTCGCTACACTATCAACATCTAATGTATTTTTATATTTGTTTAATGAACTTTTAACATTCCAACCCCATTCTATAAAAATAGAATAACCAGGTTCCAAAAAATATTCACACAAACTATCTAATTGACCTTTTGTATAAGCTGTAATTGTAAATGTTGCTTTTCTACTAAGAGTACCACTACCCTCATCAACTTCGATAGAACTTATATTTGGTTTTGGTCTGAAAACAGAATCATTTGCTGTTGCTGATACAAACCCACCACCCCAAGTTTTTCCTAAAGTTCCACTACTCTTACCACCACCATAAATAGAACCCTCACCAGCTGCTCCAAAGAGTTTAAAATTTGGGTTTGATAAAATTATTAAACCATCACCAACTCCAGATGAAACTCTTACCCAAGCGTTTAATCCAGAAATTTTTTCTATATTTCTTTTTCTAGAATTAAGTTCGGTTTGAACATATCCTGCGATATTTGAAAAATTTGGAAAACTTGACATAAATTATTGACTAAAATTATTTTCTATTTGAATATAGTTTAATGGTATTCTTAATATTGTACCATCTTTTAATCCCATTGGTGCATCGTGTATATTGTTTGCTGCTGCAATTATCCACCAAAGGGAAGCATCTTCATAGTATTGATAAGCTAATGTATCCAATCTATCTCCAGTTTCAGTCATTACATACACATCCGTATCACTTAATGGGATATTTGGAAATATTTTTGGTTTAAATACTTCTCTGCCATCAAATGTTTTTTTAGTTTTGTTATTTGTATATCTTGCCATAATTAACTTACGTTTGGACTTTCAGGATAAAACTTACCTTTTGTTGGAGAATAGTATCCCATATTAGTTAATTTATATATTAAATTTTCTTTTACAGCAGCTTCCCCTACAGTTGTTGTAGTTTTTCCAGTTTGGTCTGTGAATGTTCGACTAAACCCAGAATAATAACTAACCTCATCAATCATTTCACCATCTGCAAATACTTGACCTTTAATACCATCACCATCTGTAAATACATTTACTTTATATGAAGGTAATTTTGGTTTTTCTATTGTGGATTCATTTTCTTTTACGCTAGCTGGTTCGTTTGTTTGTGTATTAGTTTGTCCAGCTGGTTCTAATTTTTTTGCAGGTAATTTCTTTTTGAGTGTAGGAACTTCAGCATCATCGCTTGAAGTTTGTAAACTCTCATTATTATTTGAATCATCTATTTTTTGTGCAGTTGCATTTGAATCACCAGTATTTTGCTGTGCTTTAGGAAGTTTTTCAAATCCATAGTATTGACCTCCCTGACTTGTTCCAACTGATTCAACAAATTTAAGTGTTACGTTCACATCAATAATTATTGGAAGTTTATAATCCTTCATACTAATTGTAGCTCCCTCTATACCAACAACACCATCTTCACCAACACCAACAGAACCAATTTCCCAACCACCATTTTCATCTACTGTATAACTTAATGATTCTATAAAACAATTTTTGCTTTTATATAAGTTGCCTAAAGTAAACGTTACGAATGGTGGGATTGCATATGCACCACTATAACCTTGTGGATAAGCTAAACCTGTTAGGAAGTTTATTCTTTGCCATGCTGCTACGTGCTGTAAAGGAGTTGTTGAATAAACTTTAAAATTAAAACTTACGCTTCTTTCGATACCAGTATAAGTGTAATAATTAAATGGATTACCAATAAATTTTCCAGAATCCCAACTCGGACTTACAGTTTCACTTATACCAGTTACTGTTGCTCTGAAATTTACAGATTGCCCTGTTGCTTTTGACCTAAATTTTAAAGTTACAAAATCATAATCATCTAATATAGTTCCATCTTTTAATTTTAATGATTCACCTGCATATGGTGTTTTTTCATTTACAAAATCTAATTTATCTTTACTTTCTATACCATATCTATTTTTTAAAGATACTGCTCTATTACTTTCTTTTAAAGTATTTTTAAATCTTGAATATTGATTTTTTGAAACATTTTCTCTAGTCAAAGGTGCTAATCCTTTTCTATCACCTTCGGATAATTCCTTTCTTGCCTCCATTAATAGTTCTAACTTTGCCGATGTATCATTTCTTAAAGTTATATCATCTTGCGTTGCATCTACTGTACCAGAGTATTTTATTTCGTTATCGTATCTATTAATTACGTTTGCTTTTATTGCAGTTTCATCTTTATTTTCTGCATTTTGCTGTGCTTCTTTTCTACCTTCTTTTAATTTTTCTTTACTTTTTTTATCAAAAGGATTTTGTGATTCTCCCAATAATTTTCCAGTAGAACTTAAATCACCTTTTTTTGGTGAACCAGGAATTGCAGATTCTGTTTCTTTTTTATCTTTGGAAAATTCTTTTTTACTTTCTATTAAAGTATTTAATTTTGAAGATAAATCATTCCTTAATTTAACATCGTCAGCTTGCTCATCTACAGTTTCAGAATATCTTATAATTGGATCTGGTGCTAAGTCTGATTCAGCGTTGGGTTTTACATCGCCTACTTTAAATTTACCAGATGATAAAAATTGCTGTCCTTCTTTTCTAGCAGATGTTAATTGAGATGTTACACCTTCTTTTACAGTTGATACTTTACCTTTTATGTTAAATCTACTTACATCCAAATTTAGTTTTCCACCTAAGTTTGTAGTGGATGGTAACCCCTTTGGTTCATATTTTGGTGCACTTTCTGCTATTTTAGCAATTGTTTCTCTTTCGGTTTTCTTTTTATATCTTATTTTTTCAAGTTGTAAACTCGATAAATCATTTCTTTTTGCTATATCCTCACTATATGCATCAATTGTAGATGTGTATCTTGCAAAACTATCGTACTGAGTTTCGTATTCATTCTTTTTTGCTAAATTTTGTGCTCCTTGCTTTGGTGCACCAAATAGTTTTTTTCTTACTTCTTTTTTTAATAAATCTACACTTGTACCAACAACACCATTTAATATTTGTTTTGGAGTACCTTTTACATTTTTTATAATTTGACCAGATATTGTTCCTTTACCATCTTTTTTAATTTCTGCTAAAGTGGTCATTGTATCTGGTTCTTTACCAGATTTAAATTTATCATTTAAAGAAATTTTAGTTGGTATTAAATGGTCAGGAAACACAACACCTATTTTAGATAGTGTTCTTAATCCAAAGTTTTCTATCTTATTATATAAATTACCTATAATTCCGCTAGATTGACCAGGATTTATTGAATCTTTCATTGTATCAACCAACTTAGTTGATTTTTTTTGAAAGCGAATAATATCAGTTCCATATACAACAGGAGCTGATAAATTATGTATCATTCTCAATCCTCTTATTTCACTTTCTACAAATGTTTCTTTTAATCTATTATTGTTACTAGAAGAACCTTTTCGTATTCCAGACGCTCCTTTAAATGATAGTTCAAGTAAAGAATTACCTGGCGTAATAGGATTTTTCTTACTATCACGAATTTCGTATTTTTGTTGAGCAGTTTGCCCGTCTGCTAAACGTTGTGTCTTAAATAATTCTTCTAATGTTCTTCCCATCTTTAAGTTTTAGCGTATGAATTTGAGCTAGTTCTTGAAACAATTTTTCCAACACCAGACGTTACTTTCTGACCATCCATATTTACAGCTATTTTACCTGCTAATAAATCACCTCTTAATGCTTTGATTTCAGTAATCAATTCATCCATTTTTGCAGATTCACCACCTTCATCACCACCACCCATCAATGCCGCGGCACCACCAGCTACTAATCCCAATGCCAATAAAGCAGGTAATGCTAACATACCAGAGATAGCCACAGCTGCTAATGCAACTGATAACGCCATTAATGCTCCAGCTAATCCAAATATTGGTAAGAAGTTGATAGTAGATAATGCTGCTATTTGTTCAACCATAGAAGGTAATGCACCAGTCAGTGCTGACATTCCATTTCCAACCATTAATAATCCTGCTCCAAATACAACCAATGCAGCCCCCAAAGCTGTTAATGCTAAAATACCTGCTCCAAATACGATTGCCGCAGGTCCCATCATTAAAAGTCCTAAACCAAATACAGCTGCTGTAAATGCAACCAAAGCTATACCGGCTGCTATCAATCCATCACCATTAACAGCTGACATTAGATTTAGAGCGTATGCAAAAGGAATTAATGCTAATCCCAATATTGCCACTGCCAATGCTCCCTTAATCATTTCACCTTGTATTTTACTTAATAAGAAAGCAATACCGGCTAAACCAACTAATGCAGCTAATCCCATACCAACAGATTCCCAAGTAACTTCTGCAAATTCTTGGAATGCTTTTGCTGCTACAAATAATGCTGCAGCTAATATTAATAATGCCACTGCACCTTTAATTAATGCGTTTGCATTAACTTTAGACATTTTATTTGCTTGGTCCGATGGACCTGCTTGCGATTGTGGTGCTGCTGTTGGTTTTGGTGCAGTTGAACCCACGGAACTTTGTCCAGGCAATTCTGGCTTTTTACCACCAAACATGGATTTTATTTTACCACCCATATCTTTTAGAAATCCACCAGCATCTTTAAAGTTACCTGCTATTTCTTTTGAAGTTCCGATAGCACCACTCAAGCCACTAACAAACCCACCTAAAGGACCAGTAGTTAGAGCGCTTAGTGTTTCAGTCATTGTATTGAATCCACCTTCTATCTGACCACTAATTGTTGCTGCTTTTTCCTGTTGAGTTACCATTTTTTGAAGTTCATCAACAGATACTCCCATCAAATCAGCAGTTGCTTTCTTTTGGAAGTAATCCATTTTATTGAATTCTTCAACTCCACCCAATGCTCTTAATGTTTCTTGCGTTGCTCCTGCAATATCACCAGAATAAGCTAATTGTCTAGCTTTATCTAAATTGATATTTTTACCAAGCATAGCTCCTAATTCTAATTCTTTTGTAATAGAATTTTCAAAATCTAATAGATTATCTGCTATACCGGTCATAGTTTTAAGACTAGTACCCATCTTAGCAGCTTGTACAGCAGCTTGTGCAATATTTTTTCCACCATCCTTTCCAAACAAAGCAAATGCTTCAGCTGAACCAGCCATATCTTTCATTATATCGGCTGGAACTAAACCATTTTGTTTTGCTAATTCTTTTGTACCTTCAGCTAAATTTTGTGCGGTTTCAATACTATTACCATTCAAACGAGCAAGGTTACCAGTTAATTTTGCAGCCTCATCACCACTAATACCCATATTAGTAGCCATAAGGTTTGTATTCAATTGATTTTTAAATGAAATATCATTTAATCCCCCAAATTCAGATGATAATGATTTCGCTGTGCCTGTTGCATCTTTAAATACAGCACCTAAAGCTGTAGCTGATACTGTTGCCCCACCTAAGAAACCACCTAATTCTCTTGTAGTTTTTCCTAACTCTGTAAGTGCTTTACCCGCTCCTAATAAAGTTACTCTAGCAAATCCTCTCCATCCACTAAATAACAATCCTGCTGTTCCTAATATACCACCAAGTGTTTTCTTTATACCTTCATATGCTTTGACTGAAGCTTCTAATTGAGCCTTTTGCTCTTCAGTCATATAAGACATTTGATTTGCGTAAGTTGTACCTTCTTTTAATTTATCTAATACTGCCTGTTCTTCGGCTGACATTGCACCCATCGAAGTTTCGGTAGCTTTAATACGTTCAAGTATTATTTCTCTTTGTATAGTATCTTCTGAACTTAATTGTGCTAAATCTCTATTTAATCCTGCTATTTTATTAAAAGCTTCTACTCTTTTAGGGTCAGACTCTGCCATACTTTGTTGGAGTGTTAGTCTTTCTCTATCTATTTCTTTTAATCCATCATAGATACCACTTAAACTTTTTAGAGATGCTTCTTGCTGTCCTAAAGATTTTAAATTTTGTATTCTTATATTTGCCTGTCTAGTTTGATTAGCTATCAGTTCTTTTTCAGTTCTTGCTTGCTTTTCTGTTAGAGCAGTTATTGCTTTTTGTTTAAGTTCCGCAGATACATACCTGTTCCTTTCAGCATTAGTAATATTTTCTATTGCTTTTGCTGTTTTTTCTTTTTCTGCTTGTAATTTTTGTTCCTGTTCTACAAGTTGCTTACCAAATAATCCTGCATCTTTTGCCATTACTTAATTCTTATTTATTATAATTCATCCATTTCAGGAGCTTGGTAGGATGGGTCATATTTTTGAATCTTTTTAATCAATTCATCTCTCTTTTTTTGCAAATCTCTTAAATCTTGAACAATAGGAGGTGGCATTCTTTTATTTTTTTCAGCATCTTTAAGTGCTTTATTGATTGCTCCATATTTTAATCCATCAAAAAAATTATCTGTAAACTTCTTTAACATTGATGGAATTCCTTCTTTTAATTGTTTTTTATCGTTTGGCATAGTATTTCCCTTTTATATTCTATAAATATTCGCAAACAAAAAAGTGAGGATATTAACGCATCCTCACTTTTGGCATTTTCATTTTAGATTGAGCTTTTTTATGCTCTTCAGCTTCTTTTTTCTTTAATTCAATTAATTTATTGAAATAGAATTTACGAAGATATGTTGGCATATGATACACTTCTGTCCAAGTAAATCCATTACCGAATTGAACCATTTCCCAAATCTGCGTATGAAGTTGAATCTTATAATCAGTTGGAAGGGTAAAAAAAGTTAATCCCAAAGGGAATATCTAGCGCCTCCGTTTCGCCAGTTGCTTTAGAAACAAACTCAAATTTCATATCTAAATCAGGTGATATATCTTTTACAAATACTCTGAATGCTTTTGTATCTCTTGCTAAGAAAGAGTTTACTACCCATTTGTTTATAAAACCTCTATCTT